GATAAAATTAAAAAGAAATGATTGTAAAACTATTTGACATACAGAATGGTAAAGTAATTCCCACAGAACATTGCTATACCTTGAAGGCACTTAAGATGGTTATGGATAACTATCCTGATAACTATATCAAGATATATCAGTACTTATTTTATATGACATGTCCTAATCCAGATCTTAATCCATTTTTCTATACACCGGATTTAGATAAGGAGTCTTTAATTCTGGAACAAATAGATGCAGATTTTTCTACTGAAGATGAAGATATATACATAGCATTACAGTTTTGCCAGAGAATGTATGAAACACCTACATCCAGAGCATACAAAGGTATTGCATCCATGTTAGATAGATTAGGTAGATATATGGAAACTACACCTATCACACACGGGCGGGATGGTAATATTACAGCTTTAGTAAATGCTGCTAAGAACTATGAGGCAATTAGAGCATCATTTAAAGGTGCATATAAAGATCTACAGGAAGAACAATCTAGTAGAGTAAGAGGTGGTATTGGAATGGCATATGATCAGTAATGGAGATATTTGAAAACATACCAACCTATGACAATGGAACTTGGACTGTTACAGACTTTTCTTCAAGAGAAGACTTTGCTACATTTATAAGAGACATTTTTAAAGAACCTGGTAAATATAATTTTGATGAAACTAGCTTATTATTTAATTCTGAATCAAGAACCTTTAGAGGAAATGGATATTACTGCGACTCTCCATTTAAGTCCAAAGACTTCATCAATTACTGGGATGAACAAAAGCTTAGATGTAGAAGAGGAGTTATTTACAAGTCAGGAGAAAACACTTGGTATCTTACAAGAGATTACTATATGTGGCTCAATTTCTTACCAATATTTGATAAGGAACAACAAATCTTTGACTTTGCTAAAATCAGGGATGCCCAATATCACATGGCCCTCTATGAACTATTGGCAGAGCTCAACTATAAGCATGTAGCTATTCTTAAAAAAAGGCAGATAGCTTCTTCTTATTTTCACATGGCTAAGCTATTAAACCAGATTTGGTTTGAAGCTGGGGTTACTCTGAAGATAGGAGCAAGTCTTAAAGATTATATAAATGAGAAAGGCTCATGGAAGTTCTTAGATGAATATGCTGCTTTCTTAAATGAGCATACTGCATGGTATAGACCAATGACTCCACATAAAGTAATGATGTGGCAACAGAAGATTGAAGTAAGAAAAGGAGATAGAAAAAATGAAGTTGGTCTTAAAGGTACAATGCAAGGCATGTCATTTGAGAAAGATCCAACAAATGGTGTAGGGGGTCCAGTTAAATACTTCTTTCATGAAGAAGCTGGGATTGCACCTAAGATGGACCATACATATGAGTACATGAGACCAGCAATGAGATCTGGTTTACTTACTACAGGAGTATTTATAGCTGCAGGATCTGTGGGTGATTTATCACAATGTCTTCCACTTAAGGACATGAT